AGTCCCAGTTCAATACACGTAACTCTCTACGTCTTTCGCTATATTTTTTATTGTGATTATGTTGGTATTCTTTTTGTTTCGCCGGGTCTTTATAAGGCATATCAATCCTCCTTAAACTGTTGTCGTGCAGTTAGCGCACTGTTAGCACTAAGATAAGTATTCTTTATGTATGGTTTCACTGACTGTGGATTGGCATGACCTGTCACTGACATGATCTGTGGCAGTGGCACACCTGCCTCTACCATCTCAGTTGTACCAGTTCTACGTAAATCCATCAAACGTAATTCTTCTGGCAGTTCAGCTTGACGCATTATCTTTCTGCCAATCTTAGATAGCCTCTCCATAGAGAAGGGTATGTACTCACCATCAGTAGGTGTAGGCATAGGTGCTACATATTTCTGGAAGTCAAAGTCAGTGCGCTGTTCTTCCAGCATTTCAAGTAGTGGTTCTGATATAGGTAGATGTACTATTGCGCCACGTTTAGACTGCACTAAGTCTAATCTTTTATTGTCAAAGTTTATGCACCTCCACTCAAGCATACGCATGTCACCTACACGTTGACACCACTCGTATGCCATCTGCACTATCAGTCCTACGTTACGATACGTAAAGTCACCATAGGCTACGTTAAGAAACTCACGTACCTGATCCTCTGTCCATGTAACATCCCGTGATGCAGGAGTAAGTTTCTTTACTAATGCAAAGGGATTGTTCTTTACATATTCCATGTCCAAGCCATACCTATATGCCCTACCTGCTACGACAGATACATGGTTAGCCAACTGTATGCCACGCTTAACCCATTCCTCGTAGGCTAGTCTAGCGTCCTTGCCTGATACAGCATTGGCTGTCTTCTCACCAAATGTATCTGTCAATACTTTCAAGAACCTTTTGTAATCTAGCTGTGTTCTATCACGTAGCCGATTAAACTCTGGTGACTGCACATACAAGTTGACTAGTCTCTTTACAGATATGGGCCTCATGTCATTTCCATTTCTTCCTGTTGCATCTCCTTTGTGTATACACCTATGTCAGGGTAGTGTACACCCACTGATCGTTTAACATTACCTTGCTTGTCATATGCCATGACTGTACACTTCTTAGTTACACTGTGCTCCCTGTCTTTACCAAACACAGAGTCTAACCACAGGCCAGTACGCAAATAAAACTTCATGTTGTGTACATACATTTCTAGTATATTCATTTCGTTGTTAAGTTTTTTCTGTAAGGATTTGTCTCTTCTACTGGAAAACTTTAAAGAGTTTAACATCTCCTCATTATACTTTATCCATGTCTTGACTTTGTTCACGTGAACAGGGTGATCATCCCGTAGATTACGGATACTCTCATGTACACTCAGGTTAGCGGGTTTACGTTTAGATGCACGTGCCTTTACTAGGTTTTTTGATGCAACTTTTCTTTGTTCTTCTGTCATAAATTTACGCATAGTGTTTCTCCTTTTATTATCCGTACATTAAACCGCCTGAAAATAAGTACAACCTTGCTATGCTTGTTGCTAACACAGCTAATGTAAATGTATTAACAACTATCAAGGCTCTGTCATTCCATAACATACCTACTATTAACCATCCACCTATACCAATAAAGTGAAAGAATAAGTTAATAGGAAATATATTATTAGCTGTTAGTATAGTACCTACTATGAGTGCTATACTGGACAACCATTTTATATACCAATCAAGCGTGTATAGTGGAGTCTTGGTAGTTATGTGTGTGCCTTCGTGTTCATCAGACATGTTTTTATCCTATCTCATATTGTTACTTATTAAATACAAGCAAGTGCATAGACTTGCATTTCTTTTGTGTTGTGCTTTTTATTGTACAAAGGTTTCTCTTTTTTTATAGCTTTTATCTCTGCATCATCTAAGGATTCTTGATCTTTATAATCTTCAAATAATAGTTTGACTACTCGTAGTTTCCAATCTGATCTAGCAAGATGTGCAGTTATTCTTGACATTATAGTTTTAGATTTGCCTATATATAAAAGATCATCTCTTTCCCCATACGCTCTATACAGTATGTATCTTTTTATATCCTCCCCATTATTAAAAAAATCCCACTGTCTATCCTCATCCTCTATGGGGAACCCAAATTTAATACCACTTTGATCACTATATCCTATTAATTTTTCTCCTTTTTCCCAATCTATCTCTGTTGTTTTACCATTCCAGTAATCAACTTTTTTCTCTCGCATTGGCAAATCTTTTTTCATTACTATCTCCTATTGTTTTATCTTAGTGCTGACAACATCCCAATTAACACTCTTAGGAGTCCTTTGAGCATGTCGCACTACTTTCATAAGCGTAGTTACAGGTATTTTACATATGTCTGCAACAACCTTTGCCCTCTCTATGTCATATGTAGGGTCAGCATGGGCAGCTTTCCATACAAGTTCCATAACTAAATCTGTATATGATCTACTTGAAATAGTAACCTGATGCTTTGTCAAGCATCTCACCTGTTGTGCCAGCATCTACACCACACATAACTGTGGGGTCAGTTGGCCTTATTATAGATGCAGTCCATGTTCCTTTATCCTCATTCAAATGGACAAGGGTTATGTGTCCTCTGGCAGATATACCCCTAAAGATCATCCTCTCTTTATAGTAGTTCTTTAAACGATCCATAGTTTCTTTCATAGGTTTACACATAGATTGTTCAGCATTTACTGCACATGTGAGCACTACCAGCAGCACTACCATAATAAATGATATAAGTACAAACCTTGTTTTGTTAATATACATGTCTCTATTCTCCTTTAAAATTGGCAAATGTCTTTGCGTCTTCTTCAACTTGTCTTTCTAACAGTTGCTCACCGTACTCTATATGTTCCAGTTGAAACGGCTCATCAAATCGACGCCTAATTATTTCCTGTATATATGTAGGTAGTCTGTAATATCTAAAGTAATATCCCATATCAATACTTCTTTTCGTTTCTATACTTCTTTATAGCTCGTCTGCCTATGTGATATACTTTCACTGGATGTAAACCTATAGCTTTGCTCAGTTCAGTTGCTGCGTCCCTGTCCCAATAGCCATGACCAATAGCAACAGCCTCTATATGATCTCTATACTTGTCGTACTGTTCCTTTTGTTTGAGCATTGCCGTGAACTCATCTTTGTTCATAAAACTTTTCATGTCATCCTCCAAAGGATGTTAGCACTGCCGCAACACCCATGAATATTAAATACACTATTTCCCATTCCATGTCAACACCTCCTTACTTATAAAATATATGATCCTCTATGGTAACAACGTACTCCCTGTTCCATGAAGGATCAACCGTTATGGCATGATAAAAAGTAGCACCGTCCACAATATTAAATGAACCGTATGTGTAGTAGACTTCCTCTGCCACACGCACTGCCTTAGTCCATGCCCGTTGATCTACTGGTTCATCTGACAAGCCATCACAGTACCAACTGAACTGGCAACTATGCTTTATAGGATAGTCAGTTTTCCATTTGTATGTTGGGCCTTCACGTACTACCTCACATACTGTGTCAGGCCAACGCTTGTCATGTACTCTGTTGAGTACCACTGCCGTTACTGCCATCTGTCCTATGGTAGGCTGATCACGTGCCTCAAAGTATATGTTCTGTGCAAGACACGCAATCGTAGCACCTACTGCAAGTATACTAGCTTCTAGCATTATATTTCCTTTCCATGTTTATGTCTCCATATATCTGTTAATCTAACACCACCATTCATCTGATAAAGGACTTTGTTCATAAAGTAAACAGAGTTAAAGATCTTATAATTGTGATCATACCTATCAGGATTAGAACTACACTTCTCATCTAGCTCTTGCATTTTGTCGATGTACATTTCTTGTTCGGCAGAAAGTTTAGTGCCGTTAGATTTTGTGTTCTTTAATCCATTGTAGATTTTGTATGCCTTTGATGCCTGTTGTATGTCGCTTGGATACCTAGACTTATCAAACCTATGTTTCTTCTTTTTCTTTTTCTTCTTAGGTTGTATAAAATCTTTTATAAGTTTCATACTTCATCCTCTTTCTCCCTGTAGTGTAATATTACTTCTCTCATTTCCCCTGCTATTCTATTAATTTTAATAGACAGATATAGTATCCACGTTAGCATGGCTACGTTAGCAACCATAACAAGTATGTCGAGGTAGTAGTCAGTCATCATCTTCCTCTCGCCCTTCGTAGTAAGGCTTGCACATCCTCATCTTCTTCATACTTAGGCTTTCTAAAAAGATTAAGATTAATAGAACCGTTAGGTTCTTCCTTCCATGTACCTGTCCACCCTCTAGGTTTATTGTACCACCATTCTAGTAGTGTTGCCTTTTCTGAATCAACCATGTTAAGCTACCAATCTTTGAAAGCTCTCATGCTCAACCCACTTAGCTACCTCTAGGTTGCGGTTAAACTGTCGCTGTTCTTGGTTGTTACTCTTGGTTGTACGTAACTCAAACCTGTCATCATGGGTAGCATACTGTGTCATAGCTGAGTACACAGCCCACATGTTACAGCCCCGTACTGTTATTTCTGTACGCACTGAGTCAAACATCTTGTCAGCTTTACGTTCAGGCATTATATCCTTTAACATATTTTCAATAGGCCTAAGATTTACCTCTGTCTCAGCTAACCTTTGGCACCATGCTAACTGATCATTATAGGACTCCATAATTAAACCAGCATCATGTGCAAAGTTATCAAGATTAAAGTTCTTAGTATTCTTTTTATACAGATAAGAATAGTCACCTCGAAAGGACTTGTTTGTACAGAAAAAATCTAGCAACCCACCCACAAAGTTGTTGGATGTACTACCATTGACACTGTGCCAGTAGTTCAACTGCATAGCTGTCTCTGTCTTATGTTTATTAGTTTCAACCACACCTTTGAGGTCAGGGAAGGTGACAGTCTCTAATGCCCATACCCCATTACCTGCTATCCTAGTCTTGATGTCGTACTTCTCTGGTTGTAGCGTGTCCATCCATTTACTACGCATCTTACCAAAGTATCGTGGATGTGACGTACCAGTGTAGGTACTGTTGACCATGCCAATACATTCATCTGTGTCAGTACGAATAACATACTTGTGTTTGTTAGATCGTTCTGTGGTTACATAGTCTACGTCAAACTCTGCATGTCCATATGTGTTCATCATGTTCATTCTCCTTACATATTTTTACGTTGTGATACACAGATGGTGTCGTTATGTGCACCCCCATGTCCTACTAAAAGTATCTCTTCATAATGCCCAAAGTATTTACCCATACCAGATGAGTTCCAACCAAATGACAGCACCAATCCTCCCTTTTTTACAAGTGGAGGTATAAGTTTCTTAAACTTGGTATAGAAACTGGACTGTGTATCTTGCTGAGTAGCTTTGATACCAGCAGCAGAATAACATTCTGTTATCTGTCTAGGGCTATACGGTGGATCATACAGAATTATGTCAGCCCTTACTCCCTCATCAAACTTCCACTGCAACCATTCATCTGCTGGCATATGATCCTGTGCATCTGTGTCAGGGTTGATGTCATTTGTATGGTTGGCTATCTTACTGTTCCTAGCAAAGGGTTCAAGAATTACCATGTCCTCTCTAGGTATTTTCAAACCATAATGTTTCTTCAAGAAAGTTTGTTGAGAACGTATCTGTATATCAATCCATTGATGTATATGCCCATTGAAAGTATTAAGGTTAGGCATCTGCCACACTCTTTTATATATGGTCATGTTACTGTCCAATCTGTTGTGCTTGTTGTTTAATTTTACGTTGCTTACGCCTTAGTATTTTCCATTCATTTTTCTTAGGCTTAGTCAGTGCTGATTTTTTCACTGGCATCTTTTGAAATTGTAATTCTGACTGCATCATTGTTCTTATCCTTCTTCCTGTTATATGATCCCTTGCCCTTCTTAGGCTTCACGATCTGGGTGGCAGGTCTGTTGTACGCCATCTCACGTGCAACTGGATTGATTGGTTTGATACGCATAACAGACCTCCGCTTCTTGTGTTACTTGGGTTGCACTGTGTAGTCACGTGCCGTTGTGGACACTATACCTGCCATGTTCCAGAACACAGTGGGCTTTACGGATACATACAAAGAGAACTTACCGAACTGATAAGACCTAAACTTATTTAGTTTCTTAGCAAACTCCCATCGGTTTAAGGACTTCCTCTTTCTGTAGATAAAATCACGGTTAAAGATACGTCCTTGTAATTCTGTTTGTTGCTTTCTCATATTACTACTCCTTTGGTTAGGTCCAATGTTGGACTTATTGTTGCACATAAAATTCATGTGCTTCCTAGTTTAAACTCTACCTGTCACTTCAGTTAAAGCTACCCCATCACGTTGTTGATTGGCCCACTGTTCACCTAACAGGACCAAGCCAATAGAAATTATGGGGTTCTTATCACCACCAAATTTTTCCGTGATCTTTTCTTGTATGTTATAGGGTAACTTGTTGAAGCGTTCAACCAATAGATTTTGGTCATTGATAAAAAGCATGTCACCTATTGCGGTGGTAGCTTCAAGATAAGATTTTTTGTACGCCATTTCTATTTCCTTTTCCTTTGGTGTAAGAGTGGGATTGTCCCACCTTTTCTAAATATGATTGCATTGTTACACATAAAATTCACACTGTCAATGCTAAGTTAATATGTCTAGGTTAGTACCACGCATAGTGTTTACTGGTGGTGGTGGTAGTGGTTGTAGGTTGTTAGCCCTCATACTAGGTGACGCAGTAGGCTCTACTACTTCCCTTGCATTAGGCACTTCCCACCTTGGTACCCACACATTCCTGCCTATGGCATCTTGTGCAAGCACGTGCATTACTGAACTAATTGTAAGTGACATTTTAATTCTCCTTATCTATACAGTCCCCATCTCAGGCACAATTCATCATCCTCACCATCCACTTCACGCTCGTACTGCATGGTAGTCAACTCATCCTGTAGCTCTACCTCTGTCATATTATTAAGTACGTCCACTATAGTCTGGCTAGGTTGATATCCATAAAAATATGTATATTCTTTTTCTACTTCATCTCTTAATGTATCTCGTAACATATTAATCCTCCTCTTCTAATTCTATTTCAAATAGTACTCGTATAGCATCACCGTAATCATCGTAGTCTATTATGATAACTGGGCAAATGTCTAACCATTCTTGAAACTTTTTGTAATTACTCATGTTACTTTTCCTCATAGTTTTGGATATTGTTGAACACTATAACGCAAGGCAGACCTTAATTCCTTACGCTCCCTTTTACTACCAATGAAGTAAACATACCTATGTTTAGCTGATCGGTCTACTCTATTTTTCCTGTCACCTAGATGATGACGGGAATGTTTGCCATTCTTAGAGGCGATGTCAGTACGAGGTCTAGTAGTCCCTGTGAATAAAAAATTGCAAGCCATATATACCACTCCTGTGTGATCCTGTGCTGTGTCAGCATATGACACTACCACTTTGGGTTTAGGCAGTAGCTTTAATGATCTAGACACTAGAAAGCTGGCCTCATTGGGTAGGTTGTATTTAAGAACCAACCTGTTTAATTCGATAACATCAGACTTGTACTCCTCACCACAGATACCTTTGCATAAAGACGGTGATGCTGGACTGCCATAAGACACCATTCCGACCATCTCATCGTGTCGATACAGACCATAGGCATAGCTGATAGATGGCATACGCTTGGCGTAATGAATGTTAAGTATCCAATCCTTCGTTGCCTTGTATGACACAGGCACCACAGTATATTCATGGGGCATCTGGTCCGACCATCCTGTAAACATTGTTACTTCTCCTTATAGTTTTCTATAAAGTATCTTAACACTTGTATTATACTTCTACTTTTAAATGTTCTTTCATCACCGTTACGTCCTTGCCATGATAAATCTTTCAAGGCATCCCATACATCGGGTGGTATTTTCCTGTCAGTCCTGTCCTCCCATATGCGACATACATCCCAGACAGATAGGTCATGTGTCTTATTTGATGGCGTGTATGCCTTGTCTATGAAGTCCTTACGCCTACTCATTTCCCCATGTAATAGGGTTTCCAAATGGTTCAAGTCCTCAAAAGATATGACGTCCCTGTGACTAAACCAGATACTAAATAACCTTTGTGCTACATCTGTTGGTGTTTCCTTCATAGGTTCTTCCTCCTGTCCATAGTTGTTATGTTCGTACCAGCCTTCTACAATTTTAATGGCACGTTCCTCAGTATAACCTAGCTCCAGTAGTTTATTTACTTGATCTTCCTGTTGCATTTCAACTCTGTAGTCTGTACTCATCTTATTTATTCCTTTTTTAAAATTAATAATCCAACTGTAACTATCACTAAACATAATACAGTTAAGTTAATTGTGTCAAGTTCCATGTTTCTCCCTCTTCTAAAAGTTACTACGGTAGTAAGATTTAAGCTACTAATCTAGTAGCAAATCCAGAAGTATCATCACCATCTACATTGCCACTTCTTTTGAGCTTAAGCAATACAGCAACACCTTCTGGGTCTAAAAATCTGTGGTCTGATTTATCACCATCAATAGTGGATACTGTAACGCTTTCATAGCCATCATCAAACGTCCATGTATCGGGGAAAGTCTCGCCCTCCTGTAGATCAATTACAAGTGTGACATTTATTCTATTACGAATAGCCTTGATCATGTCCGATTGTGTGGTGTTCTCATTCCTTGATAGTGTGACATGATACGTGCCTACATCGTGCATCATCATCTTGGTAGCTTTAAGAACCTTAGTGTAGTCATAGATATAATCTAAATCCAAATCCCATAACTCAGGCATATGAATATGAAACGGCTCATCAGTAAACACGTTAGGACGCAATGCAATACCTACACCTAGCTTCCTAGCCTTGCGTATCTTGGCTTGTACTTCCTTGATAAAACGTGCATTGAATTGTTCTCGGTGTTCTTTCATTAGTATTGACCTAGTAATCCTAGCAACAGTTACATTTTGTCTGCCATCGTGGATCATGTGGCGTTGACCATGGCCCGACCAAAAAATACATTCAATAGCACATTGAAAACTAGCACCAGAGCAAAGATTATAGCCAGAAATCCAATGAGGTGCACCTTGAAAACCAATAATCATAATAAAATCAAAAATGCTAGTATTCTTATGCTCATCAGCAACTTTTTCTAGCTTGGTGTTTGTGGTTATAAGGTCAGGCAATTTCGACCAGTCAAAAGTACCGTCCTTACGCATAGCATTAGCAATCTTTTCTCGTGCCTGTTTTCTGCTAAGAATAACTAGTGGATCATTTTCAGCAAGAAGTCTTAGGTTATTAGTCATTGTGCTCTAGTCCCTATGTGTAATTGATTATGTGAATAATAATATTGAAATATTTTTGAGGCGTCAATCCCTACTGAAAAGTTACTACGGTAGTAAGATTTTTTGAGAAGACGTCCCTATTCAAAAGTTACTATGATAGTAACATTTTCAATGTCAATTTGATTGTGTTTTTCGTGCCATATCTCAACAGCACATGGTGGTGTATCGTGCATCGGTTTAGATGGTACAGTTTCAACCCAACTAGAACGAATGTTGTGGTGTTGTAAAAAAAACATCGTAAATACTCCTAAAAGTAATTAGTTAAATGATGATGTGCACTTGTTGCAAACAAGGTAGCAGTTAACAGCACACATGTAGCTATAAGTAATTTATTGTAAATATTCATCTTTTAAAACCTTTCAAATGTTTATTTGTTATTGTCCTACATGGTAATGATATAAATTTGATAGGTCAAATAAGACGTTTTAAGCTACCGCACAGCGCGTTTAAGACTGGGAGCCTTATGAGACTACCAGAAAACTATTACACGTGCTGTATGAGGCTTAAAATAGGCTTGTAGATGATAGGCATTATTTACTAGGGAAACTGTAGACAAAAAAAAGGCCATGCAATACGCACAGCCTTTTAATTTGGGTTAGGTGGCTAGTTTACTGATTAACAACCTTATCGAGGTTTTTTTCAATCTTAGTCTTAAACGTGCCTAAGTTGTCTATGTTAGGCTTCTTGTGTATTTGCATCGGTACTTGTAAATGGTCACAGAGCTTTTGCAAAAATTCAGCTTTTGACAAGCCACGCTTAGTTGCACCA